TCCTACCTTAAGCTCATGGTGGACAAGCTTTTATATAGAGAAATATTTCCAAGATTTTATGGATCTGGAATGAATGGAATCGGCCACAAGTGGGTCGATGGAGGCGCTGAAGCTATTGCTCAAGATCTTGGGGGATATGACCCATTGATGGGCTTCTTTGAAACTGATTTCGCGAATTTAGATCAAACACTCCTTCCTGGGATGTTGACACTCCTTTTTTCCCTTCCCATGATGTACTTCAAACCTGATGACAAATTTTTCCCCATAGCATCGGCGTTCATGACCTGGGCATCTGACGACATAGCTTGTACGCTCGTCAAATGGCTTGGTGCCGATTGCAGGTTGGTTATCGGAGTCATGTTCTCTGGTCTGTTTGGAACGTCGTGGGGAGACACCACATATGTGGAGATAGCAATAAAATGCTTCTATTTCTTCATTGTTCGAACCCTGAAGAAAGCAAATGAATGTGAACTTCTTGATATGTTCCTTAAATGTCCAAAGAAAGGTAGAGTCTACGGAGACAACACCCTTCTCGCACTTCCAAAGCCTATAATTGCCTATTTTACTAAAGAATACACCGATGACACAGGTGTTGTTTGGCAGTTTGGATTGCTTCACTGGTATTTTGCTGTTCAGTGGGGACTTACTATCAAGTTAAGTGAAACGTTTGTCCACGTTGGTGATGGGGCTTTTTGGTCAAAAATAGAAAATGATGTTATGACTGATGGAAATTTTCGTGAAACTAAAGTCATCAAGAGAGGACCTCAGTATCTCAAACGCTTATTTATCAAGGTCAAGTATAATGGACATGTTTTTGCAATGCCCTTCCGCGAAACCAAAGATTACTTTGTCAAAAGCATAATCTCCAATCGCGACATTAGTGACCATCGCATCTGGTTATCAAGATGGGTTGGTCTGCTCCTAGATTCAGCAGGCACTAACTGCACTGCCTGGAATTACTTGTCGTTTCTTATTGGGGAATTTGTTGAAAATGACTGTAATCTCCAAGGTAATAATTGGCTCGATTGGGTCAATACCTTGAATGATGAGACTGATCCGTTCTATCACTCGAGAATTCGAAAGATGGGAATCTCATCTGGTTACGGAGTTGTTTGTCCAAGTCGTGACCAATTGTTTGAGAAGTTCGTCCCTCCTATATTTAAGAGTCATGCATATGATGATCCCTTTGCGTGAGCAACGTACTCTTTTAGTCCGCACTCGTCCTAG